CCAGAAGAAGAAACATTTCATGATGGAATGATTCATAATGGTTTATCTAAAAAATCATTCGATTTAAGATATAAAATTGCACCTAAATTTGACTTAACACAAATTGATGCAGCTTTAACAAATGGTTTATTAGAAATTTTTATCCCATTAGCTGAAGAAGCTAAGCCAAAGTCTATTAAAATTAAATAAAGACTCCCACAAAAAAACGTGTCCTAGCAATGTTTTTTTCGTATATTGATGTATAAATCAACTTGAAAAACTATATATGGCAAGAAAATTAAAATCACACACTCTTATTGAAGACCCAGCACTAGAACCTTATTTTATAACAAGGGATGACAATTGTTACACTGTAAATCAGCGTATTCAATCCAATGCTAATCATTTTAGATCAACTGGAAAAAGTAAAGAATATACTAAAGCATTAACGTTTCATTCTAATTTTGAACAAGCTTTAAATAGAATAACCCAGGATCAATTACATGATAAAAAACACCACACTAGTTTAGAAGGATTTCTACAAGAATTTAGAACAATTGAAAATAATATTAAAAGTTACTTAAAAAAAGATAAAAATGAGCAATAAATTAGAAGCATTATTTGATGCGGTTATCGTTAAACCAATTGAAAACGAAGAACAACTATACGGGAATATTATTGTTCCTGATATGGGTAAGGAAAAAAATGAATTTGGAGAAGTTATAGCAATAGGAGAAGGTAGATACACAGCAACTGGTAAATTAATTCCTATGGTTATTAAAATAGGAGATATGGTTGTTTTACCTACTCAAGGTTTTACTAAATTACCATTTGATGGTGAAGAGTATTATGTTGGCCCTGAAAACCAAATCTTATGTAGAGTATCATCAGAAGCCCAAATTGAACAAGCTTTAAAAGATACTGAGGAAAAATTAACTAAACAAGAATTTAACGACTTAACAGACATTTAAAATGGAAAAAAACATAAACTTTGGTAAATCCGCTAGAACAGGATTAATGAATGGGATCAATAAATTAGCTGATGCAGTAGTATCAACTTTAGGCCCAAATGGTAGAAATGTTGTATTATTTAGAGGTGTGGGTGAATTCCCCCAATCTACAAAAGATGGTGTAACAGTAGCTAAAAACGTTGTATTAGCAGACCCACAAGAAGAATTAGGGGTTGAATTAATTAAACAAGCAGCTATCAATACAGCAAATAAAGCAGGTGATGGTACAACAACTTCAACTTTGTTAGCTAGAGAAATGATCAACAGAGGTCTTACAGCTTTAGATAATAAAGAAAATGCTGTTAAAATCAAAAGAGATATTGATAAAACAGTTAAAGAAGTAGTTTCAAACCTTAGAAAAAAGATTTCTGAAGATATATCTGAGGAAGGACAATTAGAACAAATTGCCTCTATATCAGCAAATAACGACCCTGAAACTGGAAAATTAATTGCTACAGCAATTGATAAGGTAGGTTTAGAAGGTGTAGTACACATTGAAGAATCTAAAACAGGAGATACATACCTTGAAACAGTAGAAGGTATGCAATTTGACCGAGGTTACAAATCACCTTATTTTGTAACTAATAATAATACAATGGCAGCTGTTCTAACTGAACCTGCTGTATTGATATTAGATCAAAAACTAAATTCAGTTAAAGAATTATTACCAATATTAGAGGCAGTATCAAGTAATGGAAAATCATTACTTATTATAGCTGAAGATATTGATAACGAAGCTTTAGCTACTTTAATTGTCAATAAAATGAGAGGTACAGTTAATGTATGTGCTGTAAAATCTCCTGAATTTGGTGAAAGAAGAAAATTAGTTTTGGAGGATATAGCCATAACAACTGGTGGTCAAGTATTCAGTAAAGAAAAAGGAATGAAACTTGATAAATTTAGTTGGGATTGGTTTGGAGAAGCAAGAACAATAACAATAACTAAAGATCAAACAACAATTGTAGATGGAAAAGGAACAGTGGAGAAAATTGAAGCACGTGTTGAAGAATTACAACAGCAAATCGAAAAAGCTCAAACACCATACGAAACGGAACAATTACAAAACAGGCTCGCAAAATTCGTTGGAGGAGTAGCTATTATTCATGTAGGTGGTAATACTGAAACTGAAATGCTAGAAAAGAAAGATAGAGTTGATGATGCTTTGCATGCAACAAAAGCAGCTATTGAAGAAGGTATAGTACCTGGAGGTGGAGCAGCATTATTATATGCTTCTAATGGTATAAAACCTGATTCAACAGGAGCAAGAATTGTAATAGAAGCATGTGCACAACCATTTAATCAAATCCTAGTTAATGCTGGTTATACAGATGTTAAAGGACAAATATTAGCAGACCAGTTATGTAATTCAGGTAATGATCAGTGGGCAGGATATAATATAGAAACTGAAGAAGTTGCCAATATGAAGGATGCTGGTATTATAGATCCAACTAAAGTAACCAGATTAGCACTTGAAAATGCTGCATCAGTTGCTGGAACTGTATTATTAACTGAATGTACTATTACACAAGATAAAGAAAATGATGGTACTAAACAAAGCCCAACAGGTGGATTAGAAAATCAAAACATGGCTGGGATGATGTAATAATTTTCATTATATTGATGATATGCAAAATAAAACAAAAACAATAGAAAACAAAACATTAATCGCTAGGAGAATTCCTCCTGGCGATAAATGGAGATTGGCTGATGAACCAGAAGGTAAAATACACCAATCATTAACTGAAGCTTTAGAAGCATATATGGTTAAAACAGGTTTTAAAGGTGATTATAGATTAGAACCATTAAATAGTTCTTTGTATGCTATAACAACTGAAGAACAAATAATTGAACCACCAAAAGAAAAATTATTTAATTTATATGGCGAATACGGACAATAGTTTATTAAACGAAAAGTACAGACCAGTAACTTTGGATACGTATGTTGGTAATGAGAATTTAAAATCCTCAATATCAAAACAATTAGATAACAACGATATTCAAAATTATTTATTTTATGGACCCGCTGGTACAGGAAAAACTACTTTGGCAAAACTTTGTGTTCAAAATCTTGATTGCGATCATCTTTATATTAATGCCTCTGATGAAAGAGGGATTGAAACTATTCGTGATAAAGTATCAGGTTTTGCGAGTGTGGCTTCATTTAAATCACTTAAAGTGGTCATTCTGGATGAAGCTGATTTTCTTACTATACAGGCGCAGGCTTCTCTCCGTAATATCATTGAAACGTTTTCGCGCACGACTAGATTTATATTAACTTGTAATTATGTAGAGCGTATTATTGATCCTCTACAGTCTAGGTGTCAAACAATAAAAGTAATTCCTCCTACCAAAAAAGAGGTAGCAGTACATTTAGCTAGTATCTGTGATAAGGAAAGCATTAGTTATGAACCAACTGCCATTGGTAAAATTGTAAATAAGTTCTATCCGGACTTACGTAAAATGCTTAACACTATCCAAGCAAGTAATAATAAGGGTCAATTAGCGCTTGATGATTCTTTACTTGTTGGTACTAGTTACTTGTCTGCTGTTTTAGATGAATTAAAAAAAGCAAAACCTAAATTTAATATTATTAGACAAATTATCGCTGATTCTAATGTTGATGATTTTGAAGAAATATTTAGGTTTCTATATGAAAATGTTGACGAATATCTTCCTGGTAAAGCAGGTACAGCGGCTTTTCTAATTAATGAGCATCAATATAAAGCTAATTTTAGAATAGATAAAGAGATAAATGTAATGAGTTTAATTAATAATTTAATAAATAATAAGTAAATGGAACAACCAAACCAACAACAAAGAGGTCTTAATGTAGACCTAAAAACTACTGAAGGTCTAAAAAATTCTGAAGGTGGTAGTATTTTCAAATCAGGAGTTATTTTAAGAAAAATATCCAAATTTGTAGCAGGAACAGATAATGATGCTATTATGCCAATACCTGTTTTTTATGACCCATCAACTAATAAAATATTAGGTGAAGGAATACCTGTAGAGTTAAGAGACGAACTTAAAGATGAATTAGTATAATGAAAAATATTTGGGATTGGCTTAAGCAAATTAATTCAATTAAGGCTGATCCTAACTCTTTTTCTAATAAAGATTGGGATATTTGGAATAGTTATATGGTACATAGATTTATGTCTATGAATACAGACTATTTAGATCTTGTTAATGAAGCACAACAGATAATGCCTCAAAACAAGAAACAAATATACTCGATTTATAGAGAATTTATTCCAAAAAATAATAAATGGAATAAGTATATTAAATCAACGTTAAAAAAACGTAATAAACAGTTAGTAGAACATTTAAGTACATACTGGGAATGTTCACAAACTGAAGTAAGAGATTACTTAAAATTCTTGGATAATGACGAAATTGTTCGTATATTGACCAGTATAGGATTAAATAAAAAAGAAATAAAACCACTATTAAAATGAACATAGAAGTATACAATTTTTTAAAAGCAGAAGCACAAGCAGATAAAGCTAAAGCTTTAGCAAGCATTAAACTACTAACAGCACATCCATCAGGTATAGGTGATCATTCCACTAAAGATTATTGGGATAATTGTACCGAAGCTCTTAAATTATTAGCATCATCAGATGAAAGGTTAGAGACATTAGAAAAATATTTTAATAAAACAGAGATATTATAAATGAGCGATTCAGTAAAAAAATATATGGAGAGATCCGATGCAATAAAAGCCCAAGAAGAGTTAGAGGGAGTAAGAGTATCTACAACAGTAGAAATTTTTGAAAATGAATATCCAGAATTATCAGCAGAATTTAAAAAAATTGGTAATGAAATGTATGAAATGTTTGCTGCTAAACATATGGATTATGGTTTAAATAACATTGCTTTAGGCGGAGATATCGTTAATAACAGCGATGACAAACAATTTTCACTAACTGGGTTATGTATTAGATTAACCGATAAAATATCACGTTTAAAAAACCTATTAGTAAATGGTAGATCATTTGTTAAAGGTGAAGGTATGGAAGATACATTTATAGACATTGCCAATTATGGAATAATCGGTCTTTTGGTAGGTCGAAATAAATGGAAAAAATAAATGATATATTGGTTCACAGGTCAACCTAACTCAGGTAAAACCGTATTAGCAAACATGCTTAAGGAAAAATGGATGCCTCATGCTTTTAGAATAGATGGGGATGAAATGAGAGATTTATTTACAAATAAAGATTATTCTATTAAAGGTAGAATAACCAACGTAGATGCAGCTCAAAAAATAGCTCATTATTTACATAATCAAGGTAAAGATGTAATTGTATCATTAGTTTCTCCTTACTTAGATCAGCGTGAAGAATTTAAAACATTACTTGGTTGGCAGTTAAAAGAATTTCACGTACATTATAACCCAACAAACGGTAAAAGAGGTAGAGAAAAATGGTGGGTAGATCAATTTCAAGCACCAACATCTAATTTTTTAGATATTGATACTACAATAGACGATCCAGCAAGTTCATTAATTAAAGTAACAAATTACATATATGGAGAAAAATAATACATACTTTTGCGATATAGATGGTACAATATTTAAATATCGTAAATTTGAAACGTATAAAACAAGTGCACCTGAAGTTATACCAACAACTTTAGAATTCTTAGAGGTAGTAAAAGAACAAGGTCATATGATTATTTTAACAACAGCTAGACCTGAAGATCTTAGAGAACATACCATTAAAGAATTAGATGACAGTAAAGTACCTTATGATAGATTGCTTATGGGTATTGAAAGAGGACCTAGATATTTAATTAATGATATGGATCCTAATAAACCTGGTAAAAGAGCAATTGCAATGAACTTAATTAGAAATGAAGGAATTTAATATGAAATATTCAATGTTTATAGGTAGATGGCAACCTTGGCACCAAGGTCATCGATGGTTAA